TCGTCCAGATCAGCTCACACGCGCCGGCCACCGCCTCGCGCATCACCGAGGCCCGTGCTTCGTCCGCTTCGATCTCAGCCTGCCGCACCGCCCGCCGGGCTTCCGCCTCGGCATTCAGGCGGCGTTTCTCCTCGGCAGTCATTGGCTCCCGGCGCGGCCGCCAGCCGTTGTCCTTCGCCAGTTTGATCACCGTGCCCATGCCCGTGCCGGCCTTGCGGAAGCTCCGCCAAACCGTCTTCGCATCGCCTGCGTTATACCCTGCGCCCGTCGCACTCCAAGTATCCCAGGCGTCAAAGCCAGCACTGGCGAACTCCGCCTTGATGCCCATGCCCACCTGCAACCAGGTATCGCGGTCATCGGCGGGGATGTACTGCAGCAGCTCGGTCAGGTCGGCCAGCGTAAGAGGAACGCGCTCAACCACGCCGCACCCCCGCATTCCGCTTATCGATCACCTGCTGACAGTCAAAGCACATGCGGCAACCCTTCACCGCCTCCTGCCGCGCCTTCGGTATGTCGCAACCGCATTCCTCACACTCGGTCAGGCTTTCGCCTTGGTACTGCACACGGCTTGCGATAAGGCGCTGTAGCTCCTCGTCCTGCTCCCGCTGGGCGCGTTCAATCAGATGCTCATCCATGGCACGCCACCTCCGCTTCCATCGCCTGCTCAGCGCCCGCCACAATCCCCAGGATCTCGCCGATCACCTTGTTGGCGTGGTAGCGCAGCGCCTCCACCTCGTGGTGCTCCCAGTGGCTGTCCGCGGCGCCGTCGTGCAGGCTGCCGACGAACTCGCCTTCGGCCTGCAGCAGCTCACCCAGCGCCTTGAGCGCATCCGGCGTTGCCCGCACAGGTTTGGGCACAAACACCACCGCACCGGCCGGGCGCACCAAGGCAGCCAAAAGGCGCGGGTCGCGCGTCATGGCAACGATCTCCTCGATGAACTCAGGGTGAATCGGGCGATTACCCGTTGGGTTGACGCGCTTGCTCAGCTCGTCCGGGTCCATGCCAATGGTCAGCGCCACGGCAAGCTGCCCACCCTCGGCGTCCCGCGTGGCGCGGTACAGCGCCTGGCGGGTGGTCAGCACCGGGCCGGCGCCCGGCAAAAGGTCTTTACGGCTCATAGCGTTAATGCCCCTGTAACGCTGTAGCCAACCGCCGGGCCGTTGCCCTACAGTTCACCTACAGCACGCGACCCTCATGACTGCTGTGTCCACGGGTCGCGGGTTGAGGTAGCCGGCTGGTAACCGGTTACCGGACCGTCGAGGCTGGGGTTCTTGCTGTGGTAAGTGGGTCCCCAGTTCTCGACCTCTATACAAGCCTGCCGCCGTAGCGACAGGCTTTTGTGTTTCTAGGCTGCTTGCCCGGCGCCGGCCCGATGGCGTTGGTAAGACTCTCGGGCCGGCTCCCGCCTGATACGTGTGCTGCTGTGCTGTGTCCTGAAGGCGGGCTGTGATCCTGGTTAGGCGCGGCGTTCGCCGCTTCTGCGCTCGCTTTGCCGGCGATCCTCGCCCCGCCGCTCACCGCGTCGACGCAATGGGCGCCGCGCGGCGTCAGGCGTCTCGCCTGACGCGGGGGAATTGCGCAGGTAGGCCCAATCGATATCCGGTCGGGTTTCCTCACAGGTGACGGCCCCGCTGGTTTCACGGTCCAGCGCAATCGCCAACGCCGCGTTCGCACGGCGGTTGCCGTAAGCCACCTGCTTGAGCTGGCCCGGCGTTGTGTCGCAACGGGTGGCCAAGGCCTGCAAGGCGTTCTTGTCCAGCGGCTTGATGAAATCGAGAAGATTCATGTGTTCCTCCATTGGAGGAGCACATTAGCAATCGCTAATGAGATACGCAATAGCAAACCGTAATTTACAGTTTGCTAACGGCGGCAGACCATAAGGAGATGGATATTTACCAGTCCCGCATAGCCGCGCTCAAAGCCCTGATCGGCGACTCGACACTCACAAAGTTCGCCGAGCGGCACGACCTCGACGCCTCATACCTGTCGCAGATACTCAACGGCCACAGGAACATGGGCGAGCGCGCCGCCGCGAACCTGGAAAAGAAGCTGGCCCTGTTGCCGGGCACCCTGACCGCACCAGGATCAGGCGATACGCCGGAGCCGGGCAGCGCAGCGTTTTCTGTCGCGGCTCAATTGGAGATGGCCAGCAGCGCCGCGGTATCCGATGCACTGGGGCGATACAACCAGCAGAGGTTGCTGCCTGTGATCGGAGAAGTTCAGGCTGGAGAGTTTTGCGAAGCCGTGGATAACTTCCAACCTGGCCACGCTGATGAATGGGTCGAAGCCGGCGGCCCCGCCGGGCCACGCGCGTTTGTTCTCGTCGTCAACGGCTTCAGCATGTTCCCCCTGTTGGCACCGGGTGAGAAGGTCGTCTTCGATCCCGACATGCAGTGGGCACCCGGCAACATCGTGCTCGCCAAACGCATCAGCGACCAATCCGTCACGATCAAGAGGTTGTGCCGGGATGGCAACGAGTACTTCTTGCAGGCCACCAATCCCGACTGGCCCGACAAGTACATAAAGCTCAACGAAGAGTGGATGGTCTGCGCCCGCGCCAGACGGAAAATAGTCGAATTGTAATACTAGCCCAAGGAAAGGAAGCTCCATGCGACTATGCTATTTCGGTTATTTCCTTGAACACAGCGTCACCTGTGCTCGTCGCCTAGTAGATCTCACCCCCTTCTTAACTTCCTTTGCTGAATTCGACGACCCAACATTCAAAGCGCAATTCAAACACAACCAAGAACACATATACCTACAGAAACTTAAGGGTTCTGTTTGCATTCTTGCAATGACGAGAGACAGCGAGAAGTTCAAGCGCATAAACACGGCAAGCCTTGATATCGGAGAGATACAGAAGTTACTCGGCCAGGATGAAAAGATTGGATTTGCATCATATCTAATCATTAAACCTCACTTTTTTGGATTCGCTTCTAGCTCCTTATCCCCCAAGTTCGACTCATTCTGCTCGATGGTGAACAGACTGCTTATTCTTACAGGCAATGGGAGCTGGCGTTTTTGCATTAAACCTCTCGTGCACCAGGCCACGAAGGAGGAAGCGATTGCGATGAATTACATCGGCAAGACCACCATCGAGGTATCTCACGGCAACTCGCTAACGCGAAGCTTCATGAGCTTCTTGGGGTGCGACGACTGTACAGATCTTGACTCTCTTGAGATAACCCTCAAACCTAAGAAGAACCGCAGCATTAAGCGATTGGTAGAAAAGGTAGTTGACTGCGCCGACGATGATGGAATCGAAAAGCTTACAATGAAAGCTCAAAACGACGCTGGCGCAGCAATGCTGGATCTTTATATTGTTGGCCGTGGCGTCCTGTCGGATCAGATAGGTAATTACGACGAGTCTGTCATTCCCAGCATCATTGAAATCAAAATCCGCGAAAATGTAAAACTCACTGAACAACTTACAGGATTCCTTCATGAGTTCGACGACCAAACGGACGGCACTCATAATTTTAATCCTTGCTCTGACGTCGATGCCTGGCGCGCTATTGCTTTGGCTTTACAAGGCGATTACCAGCTACTGCCCGGATCTGTCTATCAGTCTCTACCGCAACCGTGAACCCCTAGCGGGAATAATTTCGTCTTATTCTTTTACCATGCTTGGCTTCCTTGCGGCGGTCATGGCAATTCTGCTCGGATTCTCCAATACAGCGCCATTTCGCCAATACCGCAACAGGCGTTTCTTGCCGCTTTTTTTCTTTGTCTATGGTTACTGCCTGTTAACACTCATCGCAACTTTCCTATTTGCGGTGCTGATTCTAGCCGCGTCCGGTTCCCAAATTTTCATGTATGGCGCCCTAGCTCTTTCGGTGAATAGTCTTGTACAGGTCGCCCTCATCGGCTGCGTCATTATGAACATCTGTCGGAGGGCTATTTCCGGCTAGCGCGCCTTGGTCGCAAGCGACCTGCAGAGAATTTAGCATCCGCTATTGCGAATCGCGTTAGCGGTTGCTAATGTTGTCGCGTACCCACTTACCACGGGATCGCGACAATGGACACAGCACAGCACAGCAGCACCCGCTGCCCGGTCTTCCTGCACCCGGCAGCGGCATCCAACCCTTTCACCGTACGCCGCATTGAACGTGAAACCGGACTGACCGCTCACGTCACCCTGCGCGCTGCACAACTCAAGCGCCACACCCTGCCCGCCTTCGAGGACTTCGGCCCGTTCGGTGGCGCAGCATGAGCACCTTCTCCCTCACCAAAGGCAGCGAAGCCGCCCTCGGCATGCTCGCCAGCCAGGCCGGCAGCGAAACCCTGCTGCTCACCCAGCCCGCCCGCGAGCTGCGCGCCGAGCTGAGCATCGAGCCATTCACCAGCGACAGCGGCGATCAGTTGCTGGCCGTGCTGTTCATGCGCGAGCAGCGCCACAGCATGACCCTCCAGCGCAACGACGGCGCCAACGTCCACCACCTGGCTGACTGGGTCGAGGCCGTCGCCAACGGCACGCTGGATACGGCCGAGGCCGTTCCGCTGCGCACCGACCCTAGCGACCTGCAAGCAGCAACGACCGCATTCAACGCTGCCGCACGCGAGCTGAATCAACAGGCACAGCCAGCACCGCCGCAGTCCAAGCAGCAGCCTGTTTGCTGGGCGAATAGCGCCGCACTGGCCAAATTACGGAACGGTCGCAACAACTCGCCTTGCGTGCTCACCGATAGACCTGCTGAGTTCAATGACACTCCGCTGTACGCCAACCCGCAGCCAGAGCAAAGCAAGCTGGAACCGGCGCTGCGCAAGATTTGCGCGGAATGGGACCGCCAGAAGCGCCTGTTTCCTGAGCTGAGCAGAGACGCCTGGATGGACCTCGCAATCGCGGAAGCCCGCTGCGCCTTGTCGGCCACCAGCCCCACAGCCTGAGGCCCGCCACCATGAACCGCACCCTCGACCAGGCAGCCGCCGTGCTCGGCATTGGCCCGCGCAAACTGCGCGCCCGCATGCGTGAGCTGGGCCTGCTCAACCACGCCGGCGAGCTCATCAGCACCGAGCGCAGCCGTGGCCGGCTGTTCGTCGACACCCGCAGCCGCTGGAACCCGGCCATCAGCACCTACAGCCATTACGGCGTGGTCATGGCCACCGAAAAGGGGATCGGCTGGCTGGCCGAGCAGCTGGGCATCACCGTCACCAAGAAGGACGCCGCCGCATGACAATCTCTGCCAACCAACACGCAATCGGCGCGCTCAAGCTCACCAGCCTGCATCTGGACCACCCCGGCGTGGTTCCCGCCACCGTGCTGCGCGACGCCTGCGCCGATGCGATCGCCCTGCTGCGGCTCAACCATCCATGCGCCGCTGACCTGGGCAGCTTCTTCTGCAGCCTGCTCGCCGTCACGCCGCGCGGCTACATGCCCTACGTCACGCTGACCACCGACCCGGCCACGCCCTACGCCTGCGTCATCACCGATGACGCCGGCAACATCGTCGACCGCCAGCTGGGCAAGACCATCGAGGGCGTCACCGAACTCATCCGCCTGCGCCACACCGCCCCCAGCCCGGCACGCACCTCAGAGGGGCGCGGGGAGATCGGAGGGGCAGCACCGTGAGCAGCACCTACCAGCAATTGCTGCGCCGCTACGACCGGCCCTGCCTGCCGCTGGACGAAGTGCGCGCCGAGTACCTGCCGCACATCGGCGACGTCGAGTCGCTGATCAAGCTGATCCACCAGGGCCGCGTCCGCCTGCGCTACACCCGCACGGACGTCACCCGCAAGGCGCCACCCGTTGTTTACCTGCGCGATCTGGCCTCCTGGCTGGACGCCCACGACCCGAGCAACACCCAACCCGCCACTGACCGCGTGGCGTCGTAACCAACCGCAACAAGGACACAGCAAATGAAAGCAACCGACACCAGCGAGTTCATCAACAGCCTCAACGCCGGCGTGTTCGCCGACCAGGTAGGCCGCGCGCTGTCCGACGTCGCCGCGGGCGTCATCGAGCACAGCAAGCAGGGCCAGATCACCCTGACCTTCAAGCTCAAGCAGATCGGCCAGAGCAACCAGGTGGCCGTGTCGCACACGCTCGACTACGTGCAGCCCACCAAGCGCGGCAAGAAGCGCGAAGACACCACGCTCGACACGCCGCTGTACGTCACCGCCAACGGCCTCGAACTGTTCCAGACCGACCCGACCGCGCAGCTGTTCAGCCGCGAAGACGCGCCGGTTAAAGCGCGCGAAGTCTGACCCAGCAAAACCCACTTATCACACAAGGAAGCAACACCATGCCACTGAGCAAAGAAGCCATTCAGCACATCGAGTCCAACGCCCTGGCCGCCGCAGGGCGCGAACTGCACGTCGACGACGGCACCCGCCTTGCCGTCCTGCCGGAAGCGGTGCGCCTGCACAGCCTCGAGCAGTACCAGCCGGTACGCGATCGCTTCCGCGGCACCATGGCCACCCACTCCCTGCAGGACTTCACCAAGTACGTCGAAGCGCATGGAGTTGATGACAGCGCGCCGGTGAGCTCGCGCGGCTTCATCGACCAGGACGCCATGCGCGCCACCGTCATCTTCAACCTGGGCGCGCCGGGCTTCGCCGGCCACGGTGACGACACCGCCACCCTCACCCTCAAGCCCACCGCTGCCTATGCGGCATTGCAGAGCATCGTCGGCAAACCGCACAGCCAGCAGGCACTGGCCGAATGGCTGGAGGACTGGCTGCCCAACCTGACGGCACTCGACGGTAATGCCGACCTGAACATGCTGAAGGCCATCAACGCCGTGCGGCGCATGACTATCAAGGCGACCAGCCAGCGCGACAGCAACGTCGGTGACTTCTCCACCAGCCGTTCAGCCATGGACGAGATCGAGGCCAAGAGCCAGGAAACCCTGCCCAGCGCCTTCATCTTCACCACCGTGCCGTTCGAAGGCCTGCAAGCCGCGACCATCACCCTGCGCCTGTCCGTCATCACCGGCCGCGACGAGCCGCAGCTCAAGCTCCGCTGGGTCGGTGAAGAAGCCCAGCGCGAAGAGTTCGCCCGCGAGTTCAAGGCGGTGCTCGAGCAGGAAGTGGGCGGCATCGTGCCGCTGAGCATCGGCACCTTCAGCCTCGGCAAGTAAGCCAGCACCTACCCGCCGGCCTTACCAGCCGGCGGTTCTACATCAGAGGGACACAGCAATGAGCTTCACCACCATCCAGATTCTGGCCTTCGTCGGCGCTGTCGCCGCCATGGCCATCGTCTTCGGCCTTGGCTACCTCGAAGGCCGCCGCGCGGCGCGGCAGGACCTTGAACACCTGGCCACCGCCAACCGTCAGCTGGTCGACAACCTGCGCCACCGCGCCGAACGCGCCCAGCACGAACACACCATCAGCCGCCTCAACGCAGCCCAGGCACTGGAGCACCTGACCGAGGAGCTGGACGCCCTGCGCACCGAACTTGCCGACGCCCAACGCCGCGCACTCACCGCAGAGGACGCCGACACCCTCGCCGAGATCGCCGCCAAGCTCAATCTGGCCGCCACCGTCTTCACCAAGATGGGCTCCGAACAAGGCGCCCACGCCAGCAAGCTGGCCTTAGCCGCCATCGCCATCGCCGACCGCTACTGGAACACCACCCCGCTTTCGACCTGGGAGCGCGTAGACGCCACCCTCGGCACGCAGCCTGCTGCGATGTGCATGTGAGGGAACAGCATGTCTATCGAACTTGCGAGAGTAGTCTCAAATCTTCGGAAGCTTGCCCGGCGCAGCACTTTGGCTGTGGGGAGCAGGCTCCAAATCATCTTCCAGCCCCAGGCGCCCATTGATGTAGCGGTAAGCCCAATTCAGCGCCTCGTTATATGCCTCCAGATCATCCCCGTACCACTGCAAGCAACAGAAGTCCTCGGGGTGGTTATCGCTCGCACCAGGAGGGAAGCGAAGACTGTAAGACCAGCTTTCCCCGCTACCATCCTGCATTTGCAGGCGAAACATGATCTCGAAACTGATGCCTTTGTAGCTGCACGTTATTGGAATCGAAGCTTGGCTCATCTCCGTAGCCTTGAATCGGCGAGTGTAGACGTTAGTCCCCGTAGAGCCGGCATTGTTCTCCCGTACCTGCCTGCAGGTGCAAGTCATGGATAACCTCTACCGCATCCACCCGCAGCCGGGGTTCAACTTCAACGGCATAAGCCAACTCAATCTGTTCGCGCCGCCCCTCTCAGCTGTATCCGCCAACCGGTCGCCCTACTTGCCTTTCGATCCCGCCGCAGCTCGCAAAATCATCCTTGAGCAGCTGCATCGCGCTGGCGGTGAGTGGGTGCGCCGCATGGCTATTCGACGCGCCACCGGAATGCGCCCAAGCGAAGTGGCGAGCCTTCTGGACGACCTGGCACGCACAGGCCTGATCGAGTTCACGGAAACGATGGACATCATCCACCCATCGCACGGCCACATGGGCCAGACACGCGGATATCGCATGCCAAGCACCGGCGCTTCGGAGGTCACGGCATGACCTATTCCATCTTCTACAGCACCGAAATGCCCAACGACACCGCCAAGGTCAGCGGGCGCCTGCCACGCAAGCCGCAGCGCTGGACAATGGAATGGCTGGTCAAGACGCCAGACGGCAAGACCCACGTCGACAACTCGCGCACCATCCAGCGCGCCACCTATGAGGAGGTGAACGCGATCATGGGCGCCATCATCGACGACATCAAAGCCGAGATCGGCGAGCTGGCCACCTTCATCAGCTACCGCCTGACCTGCCACGGCGGCACCAAGAAGCATCGCAAGGGAGGGAAACGCCGTGGTCGCGCTTGAAGGATACCTGCGCGAGGAGCAGGTGCTGGAGGTCACCACCCTTTCCCACGCCACGCTCTGGCGCGAGATCAAGGCCGGGCGCTTCCCGAAACAGGTCCGGCTTTCGCCGGGCCGCGTCGGTTGGCGGGCATCCGATCTGCGCCTTTGGCTGGAGGACCCAGAAGCGTGGAGCAATCAGGCGGCGTGACGGCTACGGCTTCACGCCAGCCACATCTACAAGCCAGGTAGCCCAATCCTCGAGGCCCTGGCTTTTTTCTTTCAGGTAGTCGTAGCGGTCATAGTGCTTCGACGAAACATCGCTGAACGCATGCCCCTGGATGCGATCGCGCAATTCCTTGCTGATGCCCGCCACACCCATCAGGGTCTTGCAGGTGCGCCGCAGGTCGCGCAGCGTGAAAGGCGTCTTGAACGTGTCCGGGTGCCGCGCGCAGAGCTTCGTCACCGCCCGCGACACGGACTGCACGTTGATTGAGTTGTTCTTATACCGGCCCATGAACGGAAAGGCCTCTTCGCCGGAGATCGGTTTCAGCCGCTCCAGGCAGGCGCGGCTCAGGCCGTTGAACGGCACCACGTGAATCTCGCGCTCGCCTTCTACGCCCTTCTTGCTGCGGATCATGTAGTAGTCGTCGCGGTACATGGTGCGGTCTGACGCAACCACCTGCTCCGGCCGCTGCCCACCGCTGGCAATCAGGAACTTGATCAGCTCCGCCGTGACCACACTCAGTTCCTCGGGCAGCAGGTTCCACAGCGCCGCCAGCTCTTCCTTGCTCAGCACGCGCTGGCCGGGCCGCTCCCAATCGCCCTGCACGGGGATGCTCGCCACCGGGTTATAGGTCAACCCGAACCGCACCTTCGACTTGAGATAGTCCCGCGGGTTGTATTCCTGGTTGAGCCCGTGCTGGAACGCCGCGTGCAGCTGCGACCGCACCCGATTGCAGTAGGTGGTCACCTTCGCCTTGATCATCGCAGAGATAATGTCGCGGATATCGCCGGGCTCGATGGCGCTGGCCAACTTCTTCACCAGGTGCGGGAACGGTTCAGAGACATAGTGCTTGAGCGACCATTCCACGTTGCCGGCCGAGGCCGCGCCTTCGGCTTTCAGCTTGGCCACATACGAATCGATCAGGTTCTGCAGCGTGCCCTCCGCTTCACTCTGCGGCGAGGCACCTTTGCACTTGTCCCGCGCAACGGTAAGCGACATCGTCGGCCACACGCCGAGCTTGCGTTGCTTCTTCTTGCCTGCCACGAACCACTGGTAGTAGAACTCCTTCGTGCCGTTGGCGCGAACCTTCAGCAGCAGCACCCCTTCCCCTCGCGCACCGCGCCCGTCGGACATCACATAGTCACGGTCTTCTGGCTTGAGCGAACGGATCTGCTTTTCGGTTAGCATGCGTGACAGTTTCCGGTGACAGTTGTCCCGAACTAACACGAAATTCGGCGGGACGAATTGAGACTGAGCCGGAAGCCCCAGCCCATACAGGACGGGAATTGTAGCGCCTTTACGATACCTCGCGTTATACCCTGATATTTAGCCCGTTATAGATTCCCAAGCTCATGACGAGGGTTCGATTCCCTTCGCCCGCTCCAGTCTTCAAGGCCCTGCTTACGCGGGGCCTTTTCATTTGCGGCTGAGCAACCTGCAGATGGTTCGCCTTCCGCCAGAGGTTTCATGCGTCGTCGGCCCAACCAC